CTGATGAATTTGCAGAAGGGCAGCCAGTATTTATCGTTACCGAAGATGAGCGTATTCCTATGCCTGTCGGTGAGTACAATATGGAAGATGGTTCAATGCTTGTAGTAGAAGAAGAAGGCGTTATTGGCGCAATTAAAGCACAAGAGGAAGAAGTCGAAGAAGAAGCTACTGAAGAAGTAGAAGAAGAAATGAGCGAAGTAAAAGAACCAAAAAAAGTGGTAGAAAGTACTGTCGTTGAAACTCATTTTTCTGACGAACAAAAATCTGAACTTGTAGAGGCTATCCTTTCAAGTGTTAATCCTTTAATTGAGGAACTACAAAACAAGGTAAGTGAATTAGAAGCGAAACTATCTGTTGAAGTGCAAGAGGTAGTGGAAGAACCAAAACAAGAACTTTCTAAAGCCTTCAAACACACACCTGAAGTAAAGAGCGAAAAGAAACAAATTCTATTTTCTCAAAATCGCACATTAACAACCTTTGATAGAGTATTATCAAAAATTTCAAATAAGTAATTAATTTAAACAAATAAAAAAATGGCAACAAGTGGAAGTGTAACTTCAATTACAACAACTTATGCAGGAGAGTTTGCAGGTGAATATATTGCAGCTGCTCTTTTGTCTGGAAATACTATCGCTAACGGTGGTATTAGTGTTAAACCTAATGTTAAATACAAAGAGGTCATCAAGAAGATGGCTTTGGATTCTATCGTAGCTAACGCAACTTGTGATTTCTCATCTTCTGACGATGTTATCACACTAACAGAGCGTATTCTACAACCAGAGGAGTTCCAAGTAAACCTTACCTTGTGTAAGAAAGATTTCCGTTCTGACTGGGAAGCTATCGAAATGGGTGTAGGTGCTTTTGACAACCTTCCTCCTTCTTTCTCTGACTACCTTATCTCTTATGTAGCTGCTAAAGTTGCAGAGAAAACCGAACAAACAATCTGGGGTGGTGTTAACGCAACTGCAGGAGAATTTGATGGTTTCGTTACTTTAGCTACTGCTGACGCTGATGTTATCGATGTAACTGGTACTACCGTTACTGCTTCTAATGTTATTGCTGAATTAGGCGCAGTTGTAGATGCTATTCCTTCTGCTCTTTACGGAAAAGAAGATTTATATATCTATGTTCCTCAGAATGTAGCTCGTGCTTATGTTCGTGCTTTAGGTGGATTTAGTGTAGCTGCTACTTCAAACAATGGTCTTGGCAATCAAGGTACTACTTGGTTCAACGGACAAGCATTGTCTTTCGATGGTGTTTCTTTGTTCGTAGCTAACGGACTTGCTGACAACACAATGATGGCTGCTCAAAAATCTAACCTTTACTTTGGTACTGGTCTACTTTCTGACCACAACGAAGTTAAATTGTTGGATATGGGAGATTTAGACGGAAGCCAGAATGTTAGAGCAATTATGCGCTTTACAAGTGGTGTTCAGTACGGAATCGGTTCTGACATCGTTCTTTATTCTTAATTAATTATTAATCGGTAGAAAGGGGTGGGCGCAACTGCCCACCCTTTTTTATTTAAAACATAAAACAAAATGGCGTGTACTTTAACAACTGGTCGTGAATTACCTTGTAAGGATTCGGTTGGTGGCATTAAAGCGGTTTATTTAGCTGATTACGGAACTTTGGGAACATTGACCGTAACCTCAGGAGAAGTAACTGCAATTAGTGGAGCACCAGACTTATTCCAATTCGATGTAAAGGGTAATTCAAGCCTTGAACAAGCGATTACAAGTAGTCGTGAGAATGGAACTACTTTTTATGAGCAAACCTTAAACCTTACTCTAACTAAATTAGACCTAGAAACACAACAAGAAATTGTAACTATTGCCAAAGCAAGACCACATATCTTCGTAGAGGACTACAACGGTAACTACTTCTTGATTGGTGCTGCGCACGGTGCTGATGTTAGTGGAGGAACTATCGTAACTGGTGCTGCAATGAGTGATTTATCAGGGTTTACTTTAGTGTTCTCTGCACAAGAAACACTTCCTGCTTACTTTGTTACTTCAACTGTTGTAACTTCTAATGCAAGTGCTACTCAAATTGAGCCGTAATTAGGTTAGACTTTAAATTAAGCCATCTTTTATAGGTGGCTTTTTTTTTGTTTTAGGTTTACACAAAATCCAAAATATAATCGTTTTATAAGTATGAAGATTTTAACGACAAGTACTTCTGCTCAAACGCTTAAAATTATACCTAGAGAATATCAATCTAATATAGATGTTATTTTAAGGGATAATAGTACAAATGAGTCTACGACTTATTCGGTTGCTACATCGACTAGTGGCGATTATATGACTTTTGATTTAACTTTGTCGTTAGTTGAAAATAGATTTTACGATATGACTTGTAAGTTTGGTGGCGATGTAATTTACAAGGATAAGATTTTCTGTACAGACCAAGTAATAGCAAGTTACACCGTAAACGAAAATCAATACACTACCGAAAATACATACGATAACGATTATATCATATTATGAGTATAAAAATAATTGAATTAGCTTCTTATACTGCCCCAAAAATCACAGAAAACAAAAGGGACGAGTGGGTAAGCTATGGTGATGACAATAATTACTACCAACATTTAATTGACCTTTATAACGCATCACCAACTAATAACGCTGCTATTAACGGTATCAGTCAAATGATATTCGGTAGGGGATTGGATGCTACTGATTCTTCACAGAAGTTAGAGGAATACGCAATGATGAAGTCTTTGTTTCACGATGACTGCGTAAGAAAGCTGTCTTATGACCTTAAATTAATGGGTCAATGTGCTATGCAGGTAGTTTATGACAAACCACACAAAAAAATCATAGAAGTAGCACACTTTCCAATAGAAACTTTAAGAACAGGCAAAGCTAACGAAGAAGGGGTAATAGATGCTTACTATTATTTTAACGATTGGGCAAGTAAAAAACCTTCTGACAAGCCTATTCGCTTTAGTGCTTTTGGTACTTCTAAAGACGAAATAGAAATTCTTTGTGTTAAGCCTTATAGAGCAGGGTTTTATTATTATTCACCTGTGGACTATCAAGGGGGGCTTCAGTATGCTGAACTAGAAGAGGAGGTTTCTAACTATCATTTAAACAATATTAAGAACGGTCTTGCGCCTTCTATGCTTATTAATTTCTCTAATGGTGTTCCAGATGAAGAAACCCAAGAGATAATAGAAAACAAAATAAAACAAAAGTTTAGCGGAACATCTAACGCAGGTAAGTTTATTCTTTCTTTTTCTGATAATGTAGAATCACAAGCTAGTATCGACACTGTTCAGCTATCGGATGCTCACAATCAATATCAGTTTTTAAGTGATGAGTCAATGCGTAAGATTATGGTTGCTCACCGTATTATTTCTCCTATGTTATTAGGGATTAAAGATAACACAGGATTAGGAAATAACGCAGATGAGTTAAAGACTGCTTCTATTTTGTTCGATAACACCGTTATTAGACCATTTCAGGAACTTTTACTAACTGCCTTTGACAAAGTACTATCTTTTAACAATGCTTCCTTAAATCTATATTTTAAGACCTTACAACCGTTGGAGTTTGTAGACTTAGAAAACGCTTTAACTAAGGAACAAGTAGAAGAAGAAACTGGTCAGAAGTTAAGTAGTGATTTAAAAGACTTAACAGACGAAGAATTTGAAGCTTTAGAGCAAGACTTAGAGGGTGAGGTTATGGACGATGAATGGGAACTTGTAGACAAAAGAGAATATTTAGAAGAAAACGAATCTGTTGAAGCTTGGGCAAATCGTTTAATTAAGGAAAAGAAAACAGGGTTACAAAAGTTAGCTGACTTTATTAAGTCTAAACCAAGTGAGCCAAGTTTTTTAGATAAGAGTTATTATAAGGTTCGATATGAGTATGCAGAAAAATACTCAAGCAATAATTCAAGAACCTTCTGTCGTAATATGATGTCAAGAACAGGGAGCGGTGTAGTGTATCGAAAAGAAGATATTGACCAAGCAAGTTTTCAGGGAGTAAATAATTCTTTCGGACATAAAGGTCAAAACTACTCACTTTTTAAGCACAAAGGCGGTGTTAATTGTGGCCATTTTTGGAATGAGAATCTTTACAGACTAAAGAAGAAAACAGATGGTAGCTTCTATGAAGACAAGTCTTTAGCAAGTAGCGAGGAGGTAGACAATATACCTAAAAGCTATGTTCCTAAAGGCGGAGAATATGAAACAGCTAAAGTTGCACCAAAGGATATGCCTAACAATGGACACCATCCAAACTATAAAGGATAAGATATGGCTACTGCGTTATTTATAAAAAGGGAAGATTTAGTAAGAAATAGCATTATTGATGGGAATGTCGATACTGATAAATTTATTCAGTTCATAAAGATTTCTCAGCAGATGCATATCCAAAACTATTTAGGTACTGACCTTTACAATAAGATTAGTGC